CAAATATATCAGCAGACGGAACTATTACATTAACAGATGGACAGTTTCCAAACATTAGTGTTTCTATAGGAGACGGAGATGTTAAGTTAGCTGAAATACAAGGAATGAGAATATACTTAAGAGATATTAATAATCCTGATGATGAATTTACTATGTTATTAGATATAGATTTTGAACAAGGTTCTAGAATATCCTTATCAGATGACTTTGACTCTCTTGTAGACGCAAGTGCTGGAGGTTTTGATGTTACTAATGATGCTAAAAATGTAAATGCAGATAATAGAGCTTATGCTATTAAACAACCGGGACTTGATACTTATGCTACTATTAATGGATATTCTTCTGACGAAAAAGAAATATCATTTAACGGTAACACGGCTTATGGTTACAAAACTGCGGTTGTAGCAAATCAAAGAGCTTTTGTTGGTAACATAGATTATGTAGATTCTGAAGGTAGAACAAAAGTTATGGGAGATAGAATACAGTACACTCCTGTAAGAAAGTATGATTTGTTTCCACAAAGTTTTTATTTAGATATTGGAACAAACGACGGAGACGAAATTGTTAAGTTAGCAGAGTTTCAAGATAAGTTATTTGTTTATAAAAAAAATAAACTGTTTGTTATTAACATAGCTTCAGGTTCTGATGCTGGTTGGTATGTAGAAGCAGAATTAGAAAACAGAGGCGTTCAGTCACCTGGAGCGGTGTGTAAATCAGACTTAGGTTTAGTATGGGTTAATGAACACGGAATGTTTAGTTATTCTGAGCAGATACAAAAATTATCTAGCACAATAGATGACACTACTTGGCAAACAAACATAACTGCAGCTACGGCTATAGTAGGATATATTCCTAAAAAGAATCAAATTATTGTAGTTGGAAATACAAATACCGACACTCCAGTTGGATATTTATATGACATACAAACACAGTCTATTGTAAATATAAATAGCACTAGTGTTTTAGAAGGAGACAGGGTAAGTAACTTTGTGGTATATGGAGAAGAGTTAGTTTGCTTAGCAGATAGTGGTACGTTTAAAAGATATGACCCTACACCTGCAGCTCAGACTATAGATATAAAAACGAAAGAAATAGATTTTGAATTACCTTCTGTAGATAAAAGATTTTATTCTATATATGCTACCTATGAAGATGGAAACGCGGCTGTAATATCTGCTGGATTAGATGGAGCTGCTCCTTCTGATATATTTTTAAATGACACAAATGCTAATGCATTAAATGCGACTAGTATGGGAACAGAAGAATTTACAATAGCGACTTCAAACAGAGGTGGTAAATCATTACAAATACAAGCTTCTGGAGCTGTAAGTGCTACATTTGAACTGCAAGATTTATCAGTTATATTAAGAGCGAAAGGACAAAGATAATGTCATTAACTAAAGGTAGAAGAATAGCAGGTACTAATAAACAAGTAAAACGTGGAGCTGTTGGTAAAAGCGAAATGAAGAATGGAGAAGAAGTTATACAATATCATAACGGTAGACTTAAAGTTATTAGAAAAGAATTTGGTAAAATGTTTGAATTAGAGTTCGTTCAACAGAAGGGGCCATCAGAACAAAAAGAATTAAAAACATTTGCTCAACACTCTGATGTCAAAGCACCTCAAAAAGATGCTATTAAGATTATTAAAGAAGGTGTTAGAGTTGCTCAAACTGGTAAAACTTTCTTTACAATAGCCGAACAAGGAGACTCAGCGCTAGAAAGTGGAGAAACACAATTAGTTACGTCTGGAACTAATGCAGGAAAAATGTTAATACCGTGATAAACCTTGACAGAAATACCAAAAATTTAGTACTTTGTAAAGATGAAGTTTATACAAATTTTGCTTGTAATAGCAACAATAATTATAACAGGAGATAATGTGAGCGTAAATAAAAATCAAATAAAAGACTTAATTAAAGACGTTTGCATTCAACTAGGAGATAAGTATGCGAAGAAAGAGGCTTTGGATATCGTCTATGCAACTGGACTTGTGGAAAGTAAGTACGAATACATTGAACAAATTGGAGAAGGTCCGGCAAGAAGCTTTTGGCAAGTTGAGCCAGAGACAGCTGTGGACAACTGTAAAAATTTTATATCAGCTCGTCCTGAACTTATGCAAGCTGCTGCAGATATTCTTGGTGTTGACCCCTATCATTTTATTGACCCTCAGCCTGATAATTGGGACTGGATTCTTCGTACTAATATTGCTGCTGGTATCTTGCATTGTAGGATTAAGTACTGGCGCGTACCAGAAGCTATCGAGTCTAGTCCAGAAGGATTAGCAAAGTATTGGAAAAAACACTATAACACGGAAGATGGTGCTGGTAGTGTTGAACATTTTTTATTATTAACAAAAGGAAAAATATAATGGCAAGTTTTGCACAATTAATAGGAAGGCTTCAAGCCGAACAAAAACTACAATCTAATATAAATCGAAGTAGTTTAGGGATAGATGTAGAAGAAGAAAAAATAGATTTAGAAGAAGCGAGGTCTGATTATAGAGACCAAGTCGAGGAAGCTCAAAGAAAAATGGCTAAAAATGCAAGAAGTAGAAGTAGAAGAGGATTGCTTGGAAGCGTTCTTGGAGCTGCTTTATCTTTTACTCCATTAGGAGCTGTAGGCGGAGCTCTTGTTGGTGGATTAGCTTCATCTTTATCTAGAAGCAGAGTTAAACCTTATTCTCAAGCTATTAGTAGTAACCTTCCTGGTGGAAAATTTCACGCACAAGCAAGAAAAGATTTTAGTAGAGACATAGAATCTACCAACCAATTTATATCAGACGCCGCAGAAGGGCAAAATTTATTAAATATGACTAACGCATTAAATGACGCATATAATATATACGGTTTTCAAAATGCATACGGAGAAGATATAAGAGGGTTTTTTCAGGATAGAAAAGAAAGAAAATTGTTTGGAGGGCCGGTGTCTTTAAGTAAAAGAAACTTAGGTTATACAGATTCTGAGAGCTTGATTAATAATTACAATACACAAGGAATGGGAGCATAGTATGTCAATGTATGATGATTTATTAAAGCAAATGCAAGGTAGTTTTATGCAAAACAATTTTGCAAATCAAGGAGGATTTACTTCATCTAGCTTTGGATTTAATGACCCAGATGTTATTAAACCCGGAGGTGGAACAACTGGTGGTGGAACTAGCGGCACAGATAATGATAACCCTGGTGGTACTGGTGGTACTGGAGGTACTGGAGGTGGTACTGGTGGTGGAGGTGGAAGTTCTCCTAATTATGGAAATACTTCTTACGGAGGTCAATTTCAGTCTCAGTTTTCTGGAGTAGAAGATGTTTTGTCTTCTGCAGGACAATCTGGATTTAACTTATTTGACCCAGCTCAACAGTTTGGATATGGTTCAGAGTATTCTGAATACTTTGGAAGTTTCGATGTAGGTGGGTATAACAATTCTATGCAAGCCTTACAAGACCAAGAGTCTAGACTTTTATCTGATGTTGGACAACAATTTCAGTCAAGAACTGGAGGAATGCAGGCAGATTTACAAGATACATTGTTAGGTATGACTGGAAAAGAAAGTACATCTGGCCTTGTTGGAGGTAGGCAAGCAGAAAGAAGAAGGTTGACTAGGGAATCTGGACAACAAAATTTAGAAAAATTAGGACAAGAAACACAATCAAGATATGCTGGAGTCCAAGAAAGAATAGGTCAACAAATAGGAATATTAGAAGGTTCTTTAATGGACTTTATATCTAATCAGTCAAACGTAGCATTAAACTTAATGCAATCTGGAGCAACTAAAGATGAGTCTACTGAATACAATACAGGATATGCGGCTCAACCTAGAGGTAATTCTATGTCAGCGTCACAACTAAACGAGTATCAAGGAATGTTTGGAGACCTGACTAGTTCACAGCAAGCTTTTGCTGCATTTGTTCAAGCTGCTCACACTAATTTAGACGCAAATCAATTATCAGAATTAGCAAATGCTATTTACAACCAATATCAAACCAGCGAAGAGGAGACAATATAATGGCAAGAAACCCTTTATACCCAGTATCAGCTGGAGAAACAGCAGTAGACAGACTATTAAATCAAACTTTACCTAGAATTATTGCAGACAAAGAAGCTGCTAATGAAAGACAACAAGTAAGAGATGATGCTTTAGCTCAACAATCAATTGAAAATACCTTAGCTAAAGATAAATTTGCTTTTGAAAAAGTACAAGCACAAGAAGCTAGGACAGAAAGACTTCAAACAGAGGCTTTTAATAATGCTAGTGTAATTTTAGAACAAGCAGAGACTGTAACTGACCCTGCGCAGAAAGCAAAGTTATATGAAAAAGCGGGTGAATATATACTTAAGTCAGGAAGAAATCCATCAGACTTTGGGATAGGAGAGACTGGAGCTATAACACAACAAATACGAGGAACTATTGAATCTGATACTTCATACGACGAACATAAGATTCATTTAGACCCTTCTACAAATCAAAGCTCTACTGAAGCAGAGATTAGTAAAGCTTATTTTGCTGTTGCTAAAATTAAAAATACTTTAAGCGACACTAACAAAACAGAGTTTGAAAATTTTGTTGGCGACTGGGAAACAATTGATGACACAAGATTTGACTTTTATAAAAGACCAGAGTATGCACAATCAACTATTGATACAATTCAAACAGCTACCAAAGATTCTAATATAACTGTTGACTACAGTTCAGTACCTCCGGAATTTAGAAAAGAAATTACTGAGGCTATAGTTGCTGAAAGAAGCGGTTTAGGTAATCCTCTTTATGAGGTTGCTCCGACAAGTGAAGATATTAATGCATACTATGAACAAAATTATAACCCTTTTAAATTAGCTAATGAATCTGGAAACCTTTACTTAGGAGAATGGTATGAAACTCTAGATACAGCAAAAGAAAGAACTACATACCTTTCTAATATTCCTATAGACCAAGCTGTAGTAGACGCAAGAAATATTGTATATGCTCTATCTGTTACAAAAAAACAAAATGAACAAATACAAGGAGAAGCTTTAAGAAAAGCAGCAGTTGAATTTGGTATTCCTGAAAAAGTATTACTTCAAATATCAGACGAGTTTGAAGTTGAACCTGAAGTAATTACAAAAACAGAAACTAAAGAAGAAAAAGCAAAACAGGCTTCTAAAGACAAGAAAAGAGAAGACGATAAATTAGCTTTATACGGAGGTGCATTTCAAGGCGGAGGTATGAACTCAAATAGATTTAGAAGTATAGAGCAAAGAACCAACCCTGGAGACGCAACAAGAATAAAAGCTGAGGCTAACATACAAGCTCAAATAGAAGCGTATAATAAAAAATATCCAGAAGCTAAAGTAACTTTTGAAGAAATACAACAGTTATACAGACAGGCTAACAAAAGGTAATAATGCCACAACTTAGACCGAGACAAAATTTTGTTGGTACAACAACCGATAAACCTAAAATACAATTAAGACCTAGAAATCAATCAGAAAACGTTTCAAGTTACAAGCCTTACAATGATATGACTAAGGAAGAAAGAGATGCAGACAGAGAGAGATTCTGGGACTCTGTTCCTACTTGGTATAAAAAAGCATACAATGAATCTTTGGGTGGTATGATGCATCAAATGATGACTGGTGAAAAATATTATGACTTAAAGAGTGCTCCACCTAATCAAGTAGAAGATTTTGTCGCAACATTAGCTTCATTTTTTGCTTCTAAAGAAGATTTAGCTTTAATGGCTACTAGTGGAGGAACTGCTAGTATTGCAGGTAGAGTTGCATTAACTAAAATTGCTGGTAAACAAGCATCAAAAGGATTAGTAGAGAGAAGAGTTGCTGCACAATTAGCGAGAGGAACAAACATATCTTACAAAACAGCAAGAACTATTGTAGACGATGTTGTAGAACAAGGTCTACCTCAAATGGCAATTCTTGGTACACACGACGGATTATATAAGGCAGCAACCAGAACAAGAGATGAAATGATGAAATCTGGTAATACTATTGAACTTATGACAGGTAAAGAGTTTGATAAAAATGGAGGATTCTTGGGAGGAACCTGGACTAATAAAGAGAACTTTGGATTAAAAGCATTTGCTATGAAAGAAGTTATGCTTAACTCTAAACTAAAAGATTATGCAAGAGGCGGAGCAATGGGACTAACTGGAGGTACAGCTAGGGCATTAAGAGCACTTCCTTCTAGAGGTATAGAAAATTTAGCAAAAAAAGGTAGCACTGTTAGAAAAGGAGGATTAGAAGTTTTAGAAGCTGTGACAGGAAAGAAAAAAGGTGCTGGTTTATTCTATGAATCAATGACTTTTGCTGGACTCCAAGGCCCTTTATATGAAGGAAGAGCTCCTGAAGCTGCGGACCTTGTTACTGGACTTGCTTTAGCTGGAGCTATATCAATACCAGGAAGAACTATATCATATGGAAAAGGAAAGATTAATGAAAAATTAAAGTTTGAATTTGCTGACTTTGAAACTAAAGAATTGACTGAACTAGCTGCGCAAGCAGAAAGATATGGCGGTATGGTAAATTACAACCTATTAAATCCTACTGCAAGAGGAGCTGTCGGACCAGTAATTAAGGGAACGAATGTAGCAGTTAAAGAAGGGTTAAAAGACTCTAAACAAAAAGCGCCTAAAGAAGCAATAGGTAGTAGAAGAGTCGCTGTAATTCAAGATAGTATTTCTCAAGACGCTAAGGGAAACATTACTATGAAAGTTAAGGTTGGAAAAGGAGACGGTAAACAAGCTGGTACTTTAGAATTAGACGCAAGAAATACTAAAAAGTTTTTTGATTATTATGTTGAAAGACCTAATGAATATAGAAAAGATTATGGTAGTATTATAGGTAAGAGAAAGGGAGAGCTAACAAAGTTTGACAAAGTTAGAAATGATAAAGTTATTGAAGTTTTAGAAAGCAATGCTAAAAAAGGAACAAGAGGGTACAATAAAAGTGATTGGGATAGCGCTGTTTCATATCTTGCTGGTTTAAAAGTTAAAGGAACAAACGAAGCTCAGTTTAAAAAAATAGCTAAAATGGTAAGAGACGGCAAGGAAGTTACTTTAAAAGATATGAACGACTCAACTAAAGCTATTCTTGCTAGGTATGTAGATGACGCTAAGTATATTAGAGAATTTGTAAATAAAAATTCTAAAGTTTATAATGTAACAAGATTATTTAATCCTGCTGGATTATTAAACAAAGACAAAGGATTTTTTTCTAGAGCTCTTACTTTTTTTAAGCCAGCTTATTCTCAGCTAGATAGCAAATATGCTAAAATGGCTTTAAGAATGTTAGACGAAGTAAGTGTTGGAGCTCAAAATAAAACTGCTGGAAGATATGCAAAGCTTGATGAAATAGTTGGTATGGGAGACGTATCTATTGTCGGAAAATCTACTGCATCTTGGTGGAAAAAATATTTAACAGGTGGAGAGGCTTGGGACGATTTAAATAGTATTAATCAATTAGATAGATTGAATAAAAATACTAAAGGAAGACAGACTGTAATTAATGAACTTAAAGAACAGTTAAATAATAAAAATTTATCCAAAGCAGAAAAAGATAAAATAAAACTTAAAATAGAATTTCTTCCTAGAATGAAAGAATACACAGACGAAATATTTAAAGATGCTAAAGATGTAGGTATAAATGTTGCAGATTACGTTGAATCATATGTTCCTTTTATGTTTAAAAAAGAAGTTCTTGATGTTTTATTTGATGGAACTAGTCAGATAGAAGAAAGAATTAAAGCTATAGCAGGAGATATAAGGATAGATAAGAATTATGGAAAAGAAACTATAAAAGAATTAAACAAAGCTATTGAAGAAATAGTTAAAACTTTTGATAAAAAACTAAAAAGAAAAGGTAACGCAAAAGGAGATGACTTTAAGTCTATGTTCAATAAACTTATGGAAGCTAGGTCAGACGGGACAAAACCAGACGCTTTTGACGCTTATGCAACTATGGCTATGGGTTTAGAAAGTTTAACAAAAAAACAATTTGCTCCTTTAGAAAAGTCTAGAAAATTAGGAAACACTGGAGTAAAAACCGGAGAGTTTACAAGAATAGCTTTAGAAAAAAGTGAGTTATATGAAAAAAATATAATTAGTTTGTTTCAAGATTATACGGCTGGTAGTACAAAAAGAATAGAAATGGCTAGAGCTTTTACTCCTGAATACAGACTTTTAGATTCTCTTAAAAATAAAATTGGAGATGATAGAATTCCTTTTTCTATTATACCAGGATATGCTGCAAAGACTGAAAAACAAGCCCTTGAAATGGCAGTAGATATTTTTACTGGAGATATTAATTTTGATAAAAATCTAACTCTTTCTAAATTTTTACAGTCAGTAAATAACTTAGAGATGTTTACTAAAATTGCATCTGGTTTTGCTCCTATTGTTAATATTACCCAGACTATGATATCATCTATGATAATAAGTCCTATGGCTGCTAGTAAAAGTATGTTTGATTTAGTCAGAAAAGCTAAGGTAGGAAAAGGTAAAAACAGAATGACTCTTTATGAGAGCATCAGAGAATCGGGAGCTACTGTTCGTACAGCTTTTGAAGAGCTTATGGTGACAGACCCTTATCTTCAACAAGGAGCTTCTGTTCTACAAAAATATGGAGAAAATCCAACTCAAGCAATTATAAGAGATATTTTATTTGGAAGCGATAGAAAACAAGCATTTAAGAATGGAATTGATTTTATAAGAAATGCTGCAGATTTAATAAAGACTGATAAAACTGGAGCGGCTAGAAGAGCTATAGCTAAACTTACTCAGGCTGGTGCTAAGTATAGTGGATTTACAAAAATTAATGAAGTAAATCAAGTAGTAGCTGCGGCTACTGCTGAACAATTAGTTATAAACTTTACCAAAATATTAAGTGGTAAAAAAGTTGGACTAGGTATATTAGACTCTGCTGTTCCTGAACTTAGAAAAAGGTGGGCTTTAAAAAGTTTAAAAAGAATGGGATTGAGCGAAAAAGAAGTTCTTGCTAACGCAGATAATATTATAAACAGAGATTATAATTTAAAAAATATTGCTCTTAAGAGACAAATACAAAGAGCTATGGTTAAATTTGCTTTAGATTCTCAGATGCAAAGAAGTTTTACTAAAGACCCTTTCTTTTTTAATGACCCTAATATGAAAGCTTTATTTCTTTTTAAAAGATTTGGATACAGGCAAGCTACATATATGAAAGCAGAAGTAGAAAGAGAAGTATTAGACGGAAACATTATGCCTATTTTACAACTTGGTATGGCTGGACTAGTTGGAGGTCCTGCTGTTATGTGGGCAAGAGAACAATATTCTAAAATTTTAACAGGAGAAGAACAGTATTATGGTAGAGAAAATAGAAAGAAACTATTAGAAACACCAGACTGGCAAGATTATATAAATGGATTTGCTAACGTAGGTTCTTTTGGTATGATTACAGATACTTTAAATGAAGATGACCCTGGAACAACATTCCAAAGATTTTTAACTCCTGTTCAATTTGACGATTTTGTTAGGCTTAAAGATGGATTATATACAATTTATGATAATATAACTTTATATCCAGACCAAAAAGATGTTCCTATAAGAAAAGGTTTAGCAGTAATGTTGCCTATTTTAGGTACTATTCCTGGTAGGCTCTTAAAAAGACCTCTTGAAACAGAAGCTATGACAAAAGATAGAGTTAGAAATAATAAGAAAAGAACTGTAGAGTACGTTAGAGAGTTAATAGAAGCTGGGCAGTATGATAAAGCTACTGAAGTTATAATGGCTTTTAACAAAGTTTTTGCTGCAAAAGACGTAGATAGAAGTATTGCTGCAAAAGCTTTTGGATTAAGAGAATCTACCTACAGAGGATATCCTAGCTTAGCAATAACTAGAGCAGACATTAGTCCAAAAATTATGGAAAGAAGATATTACAAATCATTATTAAAAGAACGAAAAGAAAAAGTATACATACCTTAAGGATAAATTATGAAAAATGACAACAAATTACAAAACGTTATAAATAAATATGGAAATAACAAAAACGTAGAAACTAAAAACTCTACTATTCACAGTGTATTAGAAAACGCTGGTCTTATTCCTGGCGCTGGAATGGCTCCAGACTTAGCTAACGCAGCTCTTTATGGACTTGAAGGAGACGGTAAGGGAGCGTTGATGTCTTTATTGGCAGCAATTCCTGGTTTAGGAATAGGTGCAACTGTTGGTAAAAAAGCAAACAAAGCTCGTGTTAGACTAGATAAAGAAGGAAAGATAATAAAAGATAAAGAATTTTCAGATAATTTTGACGCACTTTCTAGAGAAGTCGAAGATGTAAATCTAGAACACTCAGATATTTTTGATAATACTCCAGGAGATTTTAAAGATTCTAGGATTATGAGAGAAGAAGCTCGAAAAATAATTAAAAGATTAAGAGAATCTAAAACTCTTGATGATATAAGAAAAATTCTAGGTCAGTTCGACTAGAACGGTATATCATTTAAACTTCCAGGCGTGCCTGCTTCAGACACGCTCATCTCGGCTTCCTCGACACTATCGTATAATGTACAAGTATCTGGAGAAAACCCTACCGTTGCTTTTCCTGTTGAGCCATATCTATTCTTAGCTACAACAATATCTAATCCAAACCTACCATTTCTTGCATTCTCAAAGTCTACAGTCCAAGGATAATGTGTGAATGCTACAATCTCTGCATCTTGTTCTAAGTTACCAGACTCAGCAAGGTCACTAAGCTTAGGAATACGTTCTGTTCTATATTCAATATTACGATTTAATTGTGATACAAGAATTACTGACATCTCTTCTGCTTTACATAGCCATTTATATTTTCTAGATGTATCTCCTATCTTTAATCGTAAATCTCTCATATCATTACTAGGATATTCTATAAGACCTATGTGGTCATCAATAACTACGTCAGGCTTTATACGTCTAATCTCTCTAAAAGTTCCCTCTAAATTACGTATGTTATCAAACATAAATAGTTTGTCAGTATACTTTTCTTTAATAACTTGTAAACTCTTTTCAATCATATCTTTATTTGTTACTGCGTTATGTCTTAACATATGATAAGTAACACCTTCTGACTCCATAGCAATAAACTTCTTCATCATTTCTGTATTCGGCATTTCCCTGTTAAACATAACCACCTTTTTGCCAGACAACACTAAGTTACGAGCTATATTGGCGACTGTCGTAGTTTTTGCATTACCAGGTCGTCCAGCAAATATGGTGATTTCTCCCTTAGTCATACCAGATATAATGTTATCCAGTGATGCTAGGCCTGTAGTAGTCAGGTTTCGTTGGCTAAACAAAGAGTCTTTTGTATCTACTAATAAAGAATCTAAATCAAACTTCTGTCCAGGCTCAAGATTAATTAAAGAGCTGGCTGTATCGTGTACATCAACAAGTAATGTATTGATGTCATTCTTATTGTCTGAAGCCTTAACTGCAATTTCGTGAGACTGCTGCACTAATCTTCTTCTTAACCAGTCCGCATTCATCTGCCTTGCATAAGATATAACATTAGCAGTAGTAGGAACCTTTTCTATAAGCCCAGTAAGATAATAAACCATTCCGTCTGTCTTTGTTGATACATTAACTATGTCAACAGGTATGTCCTCTTTCTTTAAAGAGCATATTGACTTCCATATTTCTTGGTGTTTTAAAGAATAGAATACATCTGTGTCAGGAATAAAATCCTTTACTAAATCAAAACAGTTTTCGTCTATCAATACAGAACCTAATACTGCTTGTTCTGATTCTTCACTATGTATAGCAAGCGCTTTTAAATCTTTTGTATCTGTCGTCATTCTTTCTCCCTACATTCTTTACAGTCTCCTTTTACTAACGGTATATTAGCATAAAGACCTTCGTCTAAATAGTTCTCTTCAAAACTACTGTTCATATATTCTATTGCCCAAGGTCTACTACACTTCTTACATCTAGTAGGAACTCTTGTTGTAGAAATTTTTTCACTTCTTCTTGTTCCAAACAATTCATTATTATAATGAGGGTTGGAAACTGAGTGAACATACTTATCTACTGCTTCGCTATCAAACCATTCGTCACAACCCTCTGGGTCTGTCTGTTGCATATAATAATACAAAGCATCAAAATTAGCTTTATCTTGTTTATATTCGTCTGGGTGTCTATATGTATCTACTGACCTCATTCATTCTCCTCACATTTCTTTATTAAATTTAACAAATATTCGTACTTAAGGCAAGCATAAACTTCTCCTCTGTCTTGTTTAAGTACAGTAAAATCACAATCTTGTGGAGGTATGATATATTGTGCTATCTTATTTCTTACTTTGCACTGAATATCAAAGTCCTGTACTTTATATCCAATAACTATATCAACCTCCGGCGACTTACCGATACTACGTCCGTCGCTTCCCCAGGCTCTTTTTGCAGTAAACCCAAAATCTTCTGCAATAGAGCAACATTCTTTTTCAAATCTATTTCCTTTAGCTTTTGATTTACTAGCCATTCTATTCTCCTATCTTCTTTGCTGCCCACAATTCTAAGTAGCCAACATATTTATCTATATCCCAATTATGGTCAAACTCTGTCTGTTTAGGCATTTCTTTCATATGCCAATTGTATTTATATCCAGACTTATCTAAATTGGTTATGTTATATACATATATATCGTCATCAACTCCAACAATATATAAAAACTTTCTATCATTAATTTCTGCATATAGTCTATTATATGCATACTTGTCAAACTCTATTAAGAAATCTTTGTATAGTTTGTTCCTATATTTAACCTCAATAATATAGTTTTGGTTATATGCGTCAAACCTGTGATATTGATTAGAACACAATATTGGCTTGTCGTCCTTAAAATACTTGTTTAATGCTTTAATTATCTTATTCTCGTTTTTTTTCATACTTTTCCTAAATTTTGTTCACGAGAATACCCCTCTACGCGATTATATTTACTTTTGCGACATAAGTATCGCCTATTCATTGCAACGTCCATAGAAGGGTAAGCTCGTTTGTTATTCTTAAAATTCATCATTTTTGTCCCTAATAAGCTTATAACTAGTGCCAGAAAGCCTAATACAAGATATAATGTAGCCTTTTTCAAATAAACTTCTTAAAGCCTCATTAGTCTGCCAAGGAAATATAAAGTGTTTGAATAAAAAGTCCTGTCTAGGAACTCTACTATTCTCCCTTAGCTCCTTCAATATCTTTTTTTCTATTTTGTTCATCTAGTATCTCCCTATACCTCTTTCTTAAAACATAGGTAAGATAGTTAGTCTCTCTCTCATCTAGAGACTCAATATCTTTAAACCCTATTTTAGAAAATCTTTTTGTAACTAAAACTTCGGTTATACCTTTGTTATAACCTACTATATCTTGAAATGATTTCATAATACTATTCCATTTAGATATATCCATAACTCTCCAAGTTGTTATTCCCTTCTCTGTTATCAAATTCTTTAGAGCCAACCAAATGTATTTGACATAAAAACGTATTACAAGGGTAACAGGATTGGATACCTGCCCGACTCCTTTTAAGCCGCATTTTGAGAAGGGAATAATTATTTTTATTTATTCGCAGTTGTCGCAGTATCCTGGACCAAGAGTTTGTTTAGCGGCTTTAAGTATATCATCTACCTCTAAAGTAATCTCTTCCTCTTTTTCCATAAACTGCTCTTGAAATTGAGCTTTCACAGATGTTCGGACGTTAGAACATATATTCTCTTCGCCTTCACATCTGTGTTTCTCTATCATTTCAATCAAAGCCATAAACTGCTCTTCGTCTAATTTGATATTATATTCCATTAGAACGGCAGTTCGTCTTCTTTAAGAGGTTTAGTAACAACTCTCTTAGATTTAAATACACTAACTGCTAAAGGAGTAGTTCTAGTCTCTCCTTCTGAGTCAGTCCATTTATCGTGGACAACTTTGATTGTCACTGGATTTCCTGCAATATCTGACTCCATAATCATAGGTAAAAGATATTTACCTGTGTCGTCTTTAGTCATCTCAAATCCACAGGCTTCTGTGAATATCATATACCCTTTGTTGTTTCCTTGATTGTCTTCAAGTTTAGGATATTTTTCTTTGTCAGGATTCTTAAACCTAAAGTATCCCTTAGACTTAATTTGTCTATCTTTGTACTCGGGGTGTTTATCTCCGTCTATAACATAGATAGCTTCAAATATGTCGCTAAGATATTGATTCTTAACAACTATATTTTTCTTAATGGTTAGCTTAAATACACTCGCCTCATAAACACCTTCTTTAATTGGAACAAACTGTTTTGTTCCTGCGGTGTCTTCAGAGGGATTATAATAAGCTACATCATTGTCAATTGAGTTTAAAACATCATTAACATTACTCATCTTTAACTCCCTTTTTTAATTTAGACATTACATTGTCGTAATTGTCTTTGTTTATCTTACCAGACTGCAAAGCAACATCAACTTTTTCTGCTTCTTGTACATCTAGCTGCGACATAAGTAGTACTACTGAATCATACTGATTTTGACTAAGAGTCTTATCAATATATTGCTTTCTATATACGTCGTCTGCAACATTACATAGTCTATTCACTGCAACTTTAAATGCGTCTGAATTTGCGGCTTTTAAGTCATTACCTAAGTCTACATATCCAGAACCACTTCTAGCTTGTGCTATTCTATGTGCTGCTACTGAGTCAAAACTACGTGGAACACCTTCGTCTATAATCTTTAAACGTCCGTGTACTACTATAGCCTTGTCTCCAAGTGTCTCGTACTTTATTACTTCCCAAGACCAAATAGGATAATGTTGGTTTAATCTCCAACGCATATATCCTTCGTCTACGTAGTCAAAACCATTTCTACTTTTAACTACTTCTTGAGGAGTAGGTTCTTCTGAGACGTGTTGGTGTTTCTGACTTAAAACATCTTCCCCAACAAGACTGTCTCCAAACTCTCGTATCTGTCTACTAGACTCTATGTCGTCAGATATTTGTTGAATATCTTGTCTTTGCAAGTCTAATTCACTCATTTTACCCATTTATACTCCCGTTGTTATATGGACATAGATATCTAACGTCGCAATAAGATTGACATTTTCTTCCATTCCACGTTTGTTCACTACTGCACTTTTGAGGTAAGTTATCCGTCTCTAAAGCTTTGACTAATTCATCTCTTGCTTTTAAAAACTTATGTTCCAATACCTCATCATCATACTTAGGCACTTCAATTAAGTATATGTTCTTGTCTAAACCTCTATCCCTAGACACTGCAAGACCTGCGTCTCTTAATGTTACTTGGATATGCATACTATCAACTTCATAGCCTGCTTTATTTAGCAAGTATCTATACCAATTTATCTGCCAACCCCAATCTCCAAAGTCTGCTAAACCTTCGTCGCGGTACCATTGTTTTACCATTTTAGGAGAACCTTTCTTTCCCCACTTACCACTTGACTTATATTTAGCTCCAGACGGGTCCGGTACTAATCTGTATGTCATACCTAACAATTGAGCGCACTTATAAGAACCAGTGTTCTTGTAGTCTAGTAGCATTTTACTTTTCTTGTCATATAAGTCGGCTATACCTGTTATATTAAACTCTTGTAATTTCTGCTCTAGTAAGTGTCTATCGTCTTGATACTGCTCTAACTTTGCGTGGTGCATAGTCCCTGCTAGAGAAAATGCTCTATCTTGAGGATTTATGTAATATTCTTTAGTCCTCTTTAGATAAGATTCACAAGCTCCATTTAAAAGCTCAGTCGTAGACGGTAGTCTGTTAGGGTTTCTCTCTTTAGACATTTCAATTAGCGTCGGTAACGACATACCCATTTCTAGTATGTCTACATTACCTTCTCTTATTTCGTCAAAAGAAACTTTATTTCCATTTGGATATAGAAAACCAACTGCTGGCATTTTTAGTCTCCTTTATATAGTTTAGAATAAGAGTGTGTAATTTGTCTTTTACTGAATACCCTTCTGCTAATGTTTTAGACTTGAACTTTAACCAAAGTTCCTTATCCATAACAAAAGAAGTTTGTATTTTTTTATTATTATTTTTCATAATGCAATATAGGTATAAAATTCTACTTGTGTCAAGTAAAACTTTAAAACTTTATTTATTAATTTCTTCCTCTATTGCCTTGTCAATATTGTCAAAAAGCTTATTATTTTCATCAACGGAATTTAATTTTTCCATAAATTCGCTTATGCACAATTGAGCATTTACTTTAAGGCTCCCGTCTGTAGAAGCCTCATAATATATCTCTTGAGTAATCCTAGGGATTGCCCCTTTGTCTAAAGTTTTACTTTTATCTTTCATCTATTTCTCCTTCCTTCTGCTTTGCTCAGAAGTCCAAGTACCTATTGTGTTGTCTAGAGCATAGTCTCTATTCTTTTCTTGCTCTGCGTCCATTACGTCTTGTTCGTCTATCTCAGGACTACTATGTTCGTCTAGTTCGTGGTTTTCTCCAGTGTTATTATTAACTAGTTCCGACGCCCAACCTGCACCTGGTATGTATGTGCAACTTATTCTAAATCCTAGCCTATCTAGTTTTGCTGTCGCATTTATTACTTCCGTCTGTAATCTTATTGCTTCTTTACTCATTAACATCTACCTCCGTCTAATATTATATCATATTCATCTTTATTTCCCATAGTCTCTTCCACTATCCTCTCTTTAAAGTCAAAGTAGCTTATAACTTCCTCAGAACAATCGCAGTCCTGTACATAAACTTCTTCAATGCCACAATATCCACAAACCATCATATCGTCTGTATCTATCATAACTACATTCCCTTCACTATGCTCTATCATTTGCTTCCTCCTTAACTTCCTCTGCGAAATAGTAATCCTCATCACTTAAGTCGCACTCATAATCTCCGTCTAACCATACTAACATCTGAGACTTTAAGTCATCATATATTTCATCATATATCGCGTCTATGTCATAGTTATCATTAAACTCCTCTATTCCTAATGTCATTGCGTCCTCATATGTATTTGCGTCTACATTTAATGTAGCTTCAAAATAACTATTTAACTCCGACGTATCGTATTCAATAGGTATACTAACTCTTATTTTATATTTTTTCACTTTTGCTCCATTCGTTGTTTTACATTATTAATATTAAACGCGTCGCCCTTATGTTTTAACGACGCGTCCTTGTCATTTGATATATACTCCAAGTAAGACATTATAGAGAACTATAACCTACTGGATTGAGAACAAAGCCGTCAATATCAGACGGCATTTTGTCTTTTGAGATGTATGCAAGATTAGAACTTCCATACTGATTGTCCTTAACTACATCATCATCAATAGTCGGAAACATAGAACTCATAATACCTGCTAATTTAAAAGACATATTATCTTTGTCAAAATCTACAAAGAAGTCTGAATTGTTAAAGCAGTCTATTACGTGTCTTGTTGGAGTGTTTGGATTATCCATAATCTCTACTAGACGTTCTCTATAGAACTCCTGTGTAAGGATTGGTATTTCAAACGTATCAAACAGACTATCAATAGTCATAGTAGCCTTTGTATACTTATTTTGCCTAACAAATCTAAGCATTGGCTCTATCAAATACACTTTGTCGCTTTTAATACCTAATAAGTCTGATAGATACTTACTATCTTTTTTGTATTGACTTATATTTGTATATGCTCCGTCGTGTATATGAATCCTATCACTAATGTCTAATAGTTTGTCTTTTTCGTATTTTATTACGTTTTTAGTAAGTAGAGACTTAAATAGAGACGTATCATACAAGTCGTGTATATTACGTTCTCGCATTTCGTCTGCTAACTGAGTACCTAAGTCGTAACACTTATCTACTACTTGACTCCAGAATATACTCCAATGTAGCATTTTATCTGCATTTAAAGTTCCCGAATGATATCTAAGCTCTACACCTTGATTAGCTTGAAAGTGACTATGTAAGTTCAGTCCGTGATATCTCTTTTCGTTGTACTTATTATTACTAAAGCCACAATCGTCGTAATAGTATTCTAAGAAACTATCTCTGTCGCAGATATATCGTAATTCATCAAACGACTGAGATACTGGTTTACACCAATTACTAGTTCTACGACTAGATGGCAACCAACTATATATATGTGGTTCTATCATCTTAGTCATAATTACTAGCATTAAGAAGTGTTGCCAGTCATAGTCTCTTGTGTCTATATGTAAGTGATATCCACATTTCCTACTAATGTAAGCGTCTACTGATTTTTTAAGAGTATCTGTAATAGTAAGCATATCTTTATACAAAACGTCTCCACGTCTTGGGCTTACTACAACTTCTCCTCCATAGCTATCATCTCCACCATTGACACTTCCGTCGTAAACTACGTTAAACATAGTGTGTCCATTGCCTCTACCACTTGCTAACTTTCTGGATATTTGGTCATAGACGAAACTATTAGTCCAGTCTCCTGCGTAATTAGTCTCTATCTCTATACCTTGATAACGTTTAGATTTAATTAGACTAAAAGTATCACTACTATATCCACACTTCTCAGGAGTAGCAAAGTCCGTATTTTCTTTTATGAAGTTATTACTATAGACGTTCCACTCGTAATTTGCATTACTATGATTAGAGAGGTAACAATCTTCACAATAATACTCTCCGTCGGATTCGCTATATTGCATATCGTCGTTCCAATAGTCTTCACTACATTCCTCACAATATGTTATATTGTCGTGGTAACAATCCTCACAATACGCTTCGTCTCCACCTGGAGTGTACAATACACTCTCGTTATGTAACTCGCAACCACAACAATCTGCTGAAAGGTAGTTCTCGTCGTAACACTCTTGACACATCTCATTGCCCAAATCGTCTGTAACAACATCATCTGATGTCATACGTTCAGAACAATTATGGCAAGGAGCGACAAACTCTTGTGTTTCGTCTTGACTAGGCATATTTCAACTCGGTTTCATCAAAATCATACATCATTTCTGCGACTTGATACTCGTTCATAAGCTCATTAGTCTCAACGTTCATATAATACCATTGATGTTCAGTTGAGTCGTAAAACCACTCGCTAGGACGTGTGCCTACATAAATTCTGCATAGTTCCTGCTTGTTCATAGACTGCCAGTCTCTGCTAACTAATCCATCTTTATCATACTCCGGTATTTCGTCGCTCACATAATCATAGTCTGTAAACTCGTAGTCGTAGTATGCACTACCTAAACTACTAGAATAACTATTGATATTGTGTTGATATACTCTAGACTCATAGTTAAAAGTAGTCTTAACTACATTTGACATAGTATCTCCAAACACAGCAACATTATAACTATACAATGTATTCTTGTTTAACTTTACTACGTCTACACCAATAATACCTTCTTTACGTAATGCGTCTACAATAAAATCGCTTTCTGACGCATAATATAGTGTCTTCAACTGAGGCACATACGCGACTGAAAGAGGCCTATTAGACTCTCTACATAAATGTAATATCATTGGGTTATTTTTTACATAGCTTAACGCAAAGTCACTATCAAAATCGGCGACTGCGTCCTGTATGTTATTAGTAGCGTCAATTGACTTGAATATCAACTGACTATCTACTGGGCATTGTTTATCTAACTGGGTTTGCATTTCTGCTATATTATAGACGCAACCATTATGGGCACCTATAACACCACCGACTTGAAATGGGTGTGCATTGTTCTTAACAATAGCACCTTCCGTCGCAAATCTAGTGTGTCCTAGTAATATATTACTGCCATTGTCTAACGACTTTACGGCACTATTATATTCTTTGCTGTCTACAAACTTACCAGACGGCAAAAGGGACTTATATATATTAGACTGCTCTCCGATACTTGCAATACCAGACGAATGACTACCACGCGTCTGACTATCTATTGCAATATGCCTTAATACCTTCTTAGCAATCTTAGACTGCCTCTTAGTATAAGGTTTCGGAGATTTAGCTATTCCATATATTCCACACATAGTCTATACTCCTTGTTTTGGGTTAATAAAAATCTTGCGACTACACTTATTACTAGCCGACACGGAAAGGATTACGTGCCTTGAACAAGGGCTAGTGGTAGTCGCTATATATAAATTAATTATACTATGTCCTTAGTTATATCATAGTTTTTTAGTCTTACGTCTTCTAATGCGTCCATAACACTAGACATATCATTATGCATTGCGACTATTTCAGTCTGTATTACTCCACTCTCTACATAGAATTGCTGGACTTCCGACTGCAACTGAACTAATTGACGTTGTATACTGCCTATCATTTGCAGGTTATTTCTATGCGTCTTTATTCTATCGTCTATATTATAGACTATTCCTGTTTCTTTACTTACTTCTTTATCATTACAACTCTTACACATTATCTACCTCCTTGTAGCATTAGTTTACGATTAGCCTTGTGCTGTCGTCTGTATTTCTTGAACATAGTATCTATCTTACTAGTCGCTTCTGACTCCTTGTCTAAGAAGCCTGACAGATTGACGCTGTTTATACGTCTGTGTGTGTCTAATTGACTAGTAGGAAAGAACACATTGAACGCTTTGTTGTGGTTATGTAGCATAAATGCAACGTGTTGTATTAAATATCTTACGTCTGCATATGTATTAGCCTCAAAGCTATGTACTATTTCTTTATCCTTTACGTCTATTGTTACGTCCCAAGACTGCTTATCATAGTCTGGTACAACAAATACTTCTGTGCCTACTTCAAGATGTTCTATCTCTACTTTAGTCGTATGCCACTGATTACACGAATTGCAACGTTTAGTCTGCGTCATAGTAGTAGTCTCTATCATACTGCGTCTCCTCTCCTGACTTGCGTCGGATATGTTGTTGTTAATATAGTCTGATTTTACTGCTTAATATAGGCATAGATGTCGCCGACTGCAAGTGTTTTCTTAAATAAATCACATCACGCTCCGTCTAAAGTCCAGAGTTCCGTCGGCGCCAATTCTGCACAATCTAGCTCTTATAAAAGTAACAATTACCCGTCTAAAACTATTTTCAAATATATAAAGAAATCATTAGGATTAGCCGACATTCATAGCTATATTCTTATATGATATTAATTAACTTAATGAGGTTTAACAAAATGAGTACAGAAGCAAAATTACAAGCTTATAATGATATGCTAAGAGAGGAAAAAGCTCAACAGAGACAGAGTCAAAGAGTCAGAGCAGAATTCAACAGAGACGCAATCAATCAAGCAGAACTTTACAGATTTATTTTTGGTAATGAATTTGTAAATACTAATAGTGAAATAATAAAATACAACAATGAAAGGTTGGTATAACAATGAGTAAAGAAGCAAATAAAACACAGGTATTAGAACGTAGTCAAATGAACCGAGTTAAGTCGGAACAAAGAGACGAGATGTTATCATCTTTTGAGACTATTGCAAACGGAAATAAGGCACTATATAATAGTATGGTAAAGTCTTATGACGCTAATCACCTAGTAGTCGGAACTAGAATAGACAATTGGCTTGTCATTAAAGAAAGTAGTCAAGAAGCTAGTCGTTTAGTAGATACTATTAATCAGAACTTTGCTAGTCTTAATTCTTTAATTGAGAAGACAGGTATTAAACTATCAAAGAAAGGTTCAGACGTCAAAGGAACTCCAAAAGCAACACATAAAGTTGAGATTGTTATTCCTAAAAGCTAGTCTAAACTAGACAAATTAAGTCGGCTAATTTATTTTAGTCGGCTTTTTTTGTGTCCTTCAAATTTAAAAAGCTAGGAATATTGAAATAGTTTTAGTAAATTAAGTCGGATAGTCTATTCAAAAATCTCAGTCGGAAAAATAAATAAAAAAAGACTTGACTTTTAGTCGCAAACACCTTACCTTAGAGGGCGGTTGCGGGTGGGAATGCACAATTTTGGACAATCTAGCTCTAATAAAATATATTAGAACTTTTAGACAATCTAGCTCTCTTAAAATACTCTTTTAAGGTAAAAAAGAAAAGCCCCAAGATTTCTCTCAGGGCCATTCTATTACACAAGGTCTTTAAAGCAAGCAGTTTTAAATTTCTCTGCATCGAACCTTGGGTTCTCGTGACTAAACACTACACAAAGCGCATCAACAAAGTATTTTGTAGTCTTGTTAATTACACCTGCTAGTGTTTCAAAGTGTTTTTTAGTCATTGTTATTCCTTTCGTAAGTTGTGGGGCTCCGGAGAGCCCCGGGTTATTATTAGCAACTGGTGCAATCTGATATTACTTCTGTAATTATCTTTGCGTTGCCTTCTACGTCTCTACGTAGTAACTTCGTTTCCTTCTCTAGTTCTAGTATTCTGTCATATTGCCTAAATAATACATACATAAGCAATCCTACGAATATAAAAACTAGTAATGCGATAAGTTCTAGTTCTAAGGTTGTCATTTTATTCACCTCCTTTCTGATAGTTCTTGTTGTCATACCTTATATTACATATAATAAATTTAAGATGCAAGTATTAAATAAAATAACATTTGAACAATTTTGGACAATCTAGCTCGCTTAAATAATTTTTTTTTACATAAAAGAAAGCCCCAGGTTTTTACACCCAGGGCATCTTTGTTTAGGATTTGAAACCCTCCAGTTGCCATATTTTCTCAACCTGGTCATTAGTACTGCACAAGTTGTTAGCAAGTTTATGAGTTCGAGAGTCAAGACGTTCTATTCTTTCTTCTAACTCGCTTGCGTGGTTCATTCCAATACGGTAACCTTTCTGAAACTCATTGCTTAGTGCTTGTACTATATTAATTACTACACTAAATATGAGTGCCATTATTAGTAACTCTATCATATTACTACTCCTTAGTAGTTGTGACGGGGCCGAAGCCCCGCCGTTGTTATTATCCTTTAATGTGTTCGAGTAATTCCTTTGTAGTCATTACTCTTACTGCGTGCCAGTAGCTAAGCTTCTGCTTGGTATCGTCTGTGTTGGTTGTAAAGCTACCATACCACGGACAATATAAATACATAACCTGAGCTTGAAGCTGTGCTACTTCTATAACATCGCTTGTCATTAGTCATCACCTCCTTTCAATTGTCAAATACATAGTAAGTCTATGACATAAAACAATAAGAAGCAAGGAATAAAACAGAATAAAACAAAATAAAATAGATAATAATGCTATTATTAACCTAAAAACCAACCTAAAACGAAGTTTTCAACCTTTTTTACAAATTCCAACTTGGAAAAAGACCCGCCCTCTTTTGGGGAGACAAAAGGTACACACAAATTGTGGCTATTTTTCAACCAAAGGGTAAAAATCGGGGTAAAGCTCGTGATATGGGCGTAAATTGCCCTAGGAAATTATTTTTTTTTGAATTTTTTAGGAATAGGTTCTCTACTATAGAGTATTGAGTGTTATTTAAAGTTAAGTATTAATTATTATTAATCTTTTTTTAGAGCTCCCGAGTATTATATTATAATTAATTATTTTTATTGTTGTCAAGATTTATTTTTATTGTGTACTAATTATTTTTTTGACTAACCTTTATTTTTTACTTGACTTGTGTAGTATTATTTATGTAAACTCCATACACAATGAGTAAAGAAGAAGATAGAATCAAAGAAATGGAACGTATTATAGAGGAAAGCTTTAATATAATGTCAGATGAGGCAATGTATGATGAATTTTTTAAAGAAGAGATAGAAATTTTGAAAAAGCCTAAAGATAATACAATTAGGGAGAAAAAAAAGAATGATAAAGAATAAAAAATCGCGCGATACGAGAATTGCTATAGGCGGCCACGAATACGAAGTAATATTCACCGGTTTAAGGCACGAAGACAGTACCAAAGAATTATATGGTAGACACGAAGTAAAAGACAATATTATATATATTAATGAAAATATACACCCGTCTAGACAAAAAGAAACATTAATACACGAAATACTGCACGCATTGCATTTTAATTACGGATTACAGCACAGTGAAGGATATATTGATGCATTGTCTAATGGATTGTTTCAATTAGGTATGGGAGACTATTTATGGAAGAAAATACAAAAAAAATCCTAAAAGCTAAAAAGAATAAGGATTACAAGCTAGTTCAACAATTACAACAAGAACTAGATACGTTGAGAAAACTAGAAGATAGACCTGATAAGGAGGACTTTCCAAAAAATGAAAGAAAAAACAACAAAAGCTAATAATGCGATAAGTTACATTAAACATAACTATCCGCGTACAGAACAAGAGTTTCAAATACTATTAAACAATATGTATACAACATTCTGTAAAAAACAATTTGATTATGGCCCAGGCAACATTGCTATGGGTACTTCTTTAAAAAACAAAGAAGAAGTCAATATAGCGTTACTAGGTATTATAGTAAGGCTTAACGATAAGATAAACCGACTTATTAACCTATCAACCAAACATAACTTCGAAGCAAAAAACGAACCAATCGAAGATGCGTTTTTAGATATTGCTATATATTCAGTAATGGCGTTAATAGTCAAAAACAACAAATGGGGTAAATAATGGCGAAAGCTAAAAAAAGAACCACAGTTAAAACCGCAAAAAGAAAGCGTAAGTTATCTTTTTGGGACAGAGTAGCAAACGGAGTAGAAAAACTATTTTCTTCTGCATTTCCAAAGAGAGGACGATAATGGCTAAATCTAAACTATGGTCTGACGAAGAGATAGTAATATTACATCAATACGAGAAAACAAACAAGTCTGCGTTTGTATTATACCAGGAATGTAGAAAAGCTGGATATAATAGAACCTATAAGGCAGTTACTCGTAAGATAGAATCTTTAGGATTTAGAAAACCTAAAAGATATGTTAATGGTCACGAAAAGACAATTGGATACTTAGATATAGAATCTACTGGATTTAGTGCAAATATTGACGTAATGCTATCTTGGTGCATAAAAGGTAGAGGAGATAAGAAAGTTGCTGGAGCTTGTATTACCAGGGAAGAGCTTATGTCTGAAACATCTGATGCGCGTATTGTAGAATTGTTAGTTGAGGAAATGAATAAGTATGATGTTATTATGACTTATTACGGAACTAGATTTGATATTCCGTTTATTCGTACTAGAGCATTATATCACGGAACACACTTTCCTTTATATAAAACAAAATCACATAAAGACTTATATTACGTAGTTAGGTCTAAATTAAAACTACATAGGTCTTCATTGATGGCTGCTACAGAATTCTTTGGTATTGATGGAAAAACAAGAATCAAACCAGAATACTGGCAAAAAGCAAGATGGGGCGATAAAAAGTCTTTAAAGTATGTATATGAACATAATATTGCTGATGTAGAGATATTAGAAGATTTACATAGAAAACTAGAAGATTTTGCACCACCAACAGTTAACCCGCTATAATAGGAGAAAATATGGCAAAAGAAGAAAAGTTAGTAATAATGCAAGATGACAAAGAAGTTGAGTTTGTTATGTCTGATTTATCAGATGAAGGTCAAGCTCAGTATGTTCGTGCTAATGAACTAGCTAAAAGACTGATGATGCTACAAAGAGAATCTAATGAATTAAGATTCCTTTCTAGTAACTATATTCGTTTTGTTCTTGACGAACTTGAAAAAGAAGTTGACGAAAGCGAAAAAAAATAGTTAAATTATGAAGACGAGAAAGGTAAATGGCGTAACTAAGTATTTGTTTGACAATGTAAACGAATTTAGAGAATACCACCCAAACACCACTATTTGTGATGATTGGAGACACGCTTCTGTAAATGATTGGATTGTTTCAGACGACGGCCAAGTATGCCAAGTACTTTATGTTGGGTTGTTAAAAAAACCTGACAGAAAAAAAGAGACTACATTCGTTAGAACTATAATAGGTTCTTTTGTTTGTGGTCCAAACGTTACTATGACGGGAGAAATGCGTACTAATATGCATACTTTTGCAACAGATGGCAAATCTCCCTCAGTACGTAAGAAAGAAAGAACAAAAGCAACAGAAAAAGAATTCTTATTTGCTAAGTATGTAGCAAAAGGAGACGATGTTGTAGAAGCGTATATGAAATCATTTCCTAGTAAGAAAGAATCTTATGCAGCTTCACAAGCAAAATTGTTGCTTAAAACCGATAGGGTAAAAAAATTGATAAGAGAAGAAGTAGATAAACATTTAAATGAAGCAGAAATTACACCTAAATACCTGCTAGAAGAAATGAGAAATGTAATAGATAAGTCTGAGTCTAGTGATAGAGATAAGATTACAGCGTTAACAACATTAATGAAGATATCTGGAATGATGGACACTGAAAAGAAATCAGAGTCAATAACATTGTTTCAAGGATTTTCAAAGGAGCAACTAAATGCAATTCAAGAATCCAAATACGAAAAATTGGCTGAAGTTAAAAAAGATAGTCAAGAAACATAGATGTCATATATGTTATCACGCATTAATTAAAACTGGTGTATATATGTGGGATTCTACTGAAAAAGATTGTAGTGGACTTAAATGCTTTAATTGTCTTACTATTTACTCTCCTTCTTTTGAAATAAAAGAAATGGGAATACCTACAGTTGTTGGGTACTCTTGATGAGGTTGGCAGTATACGGAACTCTTAGAAGAGATTATCCTACAAAAGGTAAGGTTGAAGGGTTTAGTTTAGTTTTTCCAGGAACACAATCTTTTCCAGCATTAATAAAGAATGAAAAAGGAAAAGGTGCTATTGTAGAACTAATAGAAGTAACTCAAGAAGATTTAAATATGTACGATGAGTATGAAGGAGTAGAAAGTGGTTTGTATATTAGAACTACTGCTCCCGTAGTTTTAAAAGGCGGTAAAAAAGAAAAAGCCTGGATATATGTTGCAGGTCCTCAATTGTGGCAAAACTCTAATTCTTTTACAGAAGTTCCAGATGGAGACTGGCATTCGTTTAAAACGTTAACAATGTTAGATAGGGTTTATGAAAAAGACTACGAACAAGCCTGAATCGTTTAACATAATACCTCCAGACTTATCTCAAAAAGAACAAGCGTTAGAACTTGCTAAAAAAGATATTATTACTTTTGGTCAAATGTTTTTACCAGAAGACTTTATGAAATCAAGTCCAGCTCCTTATCAATATGAACTAAGTAACTTGTTATTAGGAGATGAAAAACGAGCTTGTATTATACTTCCTCGTGGTCACGCAAAATCAACATTAGCAAAAACAGCATTATTATATCAATTATACTTTGCTCCTCCTGAAAAGAAACAATTTATAGCTTGGGTATCTGAAGAACAGTCTCAGGCTATTGACCATATTAAATATATACAAAATCATATTGATATTAATCCTGCTTTACAATATTACTTTGGAGACTTAAAAGGTAGTAAGTGGACAGAAAAAGAATTTACTACTGCTAGAGGAGATAGAATTATAGCTAAGGGAACAAGTCAAAGACTTCGTGGTCGTTCTCAATTAGGATTAAGATATACAAATATTATACTTGATGACTTTGAGTCAGAATTAAATACTAAAACACCAGATAGAAGAAGGGAAATTAAAGAATGGGTAATGTCTACGGTAGAACCCGCATTAGAAAACTCAAAAGAAAACGAAGGTTCAATATGGCTTATTGGTACTATAGTCCATTACGACTCTTTTCTACAAGGCGTTTATGACGGCTGGTTAGATGCAGAAAAAGAAGGAAGAAAATCTCCTTGGCAAGTACTATACAAGAAAGCTATGGTAGATGGAATACCTTTATGGCCTAATTATTTTACAAAGAAAAAACTTGATGATATTAAAGCAAGGTTTTCTGATATGGGACTTGTTCATAAATTTGCTCAAGAGTATATGAATGAAGCTAGAGATGTTGAAACTGCTAAATTTAAAATTGATAGAATAAATAAATATCGCGGACACATAGAAAGTAGAAACGGATTTAACTATATGATGATTGATGAGTCTGCTATACCTGTAAATGTTTATATGGGAGTAGACTTAGCGTACGAAACAAATGCTAGAAGCGACTTTCAAGTTATAATGACTATTGCAATAGATAGTGACAGAAATATATATATAGTAGATTATTATAGAGAACATTCTCCTTTGTATGATATGCCTAAAACTATTATTAACATAGCTAGACAATACCACCCTGTAAGAAGAGTTAATGTTGAAAAAGTTGGAGCTCAAGGAATTATTAAAGACCACGTAAATAAACTTGCTGGAAAAGATAGAAAGTTAGCTCCTGGTTTATCTCAAGGTATTAGACCTCCTGGAGGTATTAAAAAAGAAGATAGATTAGAAGCGCTTTTATGTCCTATAGTAAACGGTAGAAAATTATTTATTAAAAAAGAACATCAAGCTATTGTCGATGAGATGTTCGAATTTCCAAAAGGAAGAAACGACGACCTTCTTGATGGTCTATGGTATGCTGTTACTACTGCAAAACCACCTAAAAGTTCTGCCGTCGATATATCAACTTTAGACGAAAGATTAGCAAATAGAGAGAAAAATATAGCGTCTAGAGCAATTAATTGGGTTACAGGACAGAAATTATAAGTTATATCTTGACTGAAGCGTCATAAAATTTGTATTTTTAAGACAAAAATAGTGGGAGTCTATGGCACAATACGAAGAAACAAACAAAACTAAACCTCAAGTTTCTAAAGAACTCTTTAGAAGATGGAGAGACGCAAGACAATCTTGGGACTTAGAAGCAAGAGACGCAGTTGATTTTGTTTTAGGAAATCATTTTACGGCAGAAGAATCAAATGCTTTAGCATCTGTAGGTCAAGCAGACTTTGTTATTGACAGAGTTTACGCTGCAGTCGATAAATTAAAATCTTTACTTACAGCTCAACCTGCAAAATTTTCTGCTATTGGTAGAGAAGATTCTGATAACAAACTTTCTAACATATGGAAAACTATATTAGAATATATTTGGGATATATCAAAAGGTGATACTGTTTTTAAACAAGTAGTTCACGATTATGCAGTACAAGGTCTTGGATATATGTATGTATATATGGACCCAGAAGCTGATTACGGAAGAGGTGAAATTAAATATACTCACGTCGACCCTTTTAGAGTTTATGTAGACCCTGCTTCTAGAGACAGGTTTTTTCACGACGCTTCTGGAATTATTCTTTCTACCCATTTAACTAGACAACAAGTTTTAGATTTATATCCACAACTAGAAGATACTATAGATGACATATCTGTTGGTGAAAATTCTTTATACGGAGAAGATTATCCTTCTTCTAATATGAAAAACACTCAAAACATTCTTACTCCAGCAGAAGCAAAAAATTTAGATTATAATGTTAATCAAAAATATCAAATATTAGACAGATTTTATAAAGTAAGAGTTCCTTTTTATAGATTATTTAATTCTTCTAATGGTAGCGAAAAAATTATTAATGCAGAAATTTATGCAGATATATTACAAGATGAACAAAATGTTCAAGCTATAGCTTCCGGAGCAATAGAAATAGAAGAAGTAGACCAAACAAGAATTATGCAATGCACTAGCATTGGAGATGTTTTATTATATGAGCGTGTTTTAAATACTGATATATACCCAATTGTTCCTTTCGCGAATATTTGGACTAATACTCCCTATCCAAAATCAGATGTGAATAAGGTTAAAGACTCTCAAAGACTTTTAAATAAGTTATTCTCTTTGACCTTATCGCACGCTCAATCAGCTGCGGGATTAAAACTTTTAATACCTGAAGGAAGTGTAGACAATGTAAGCCAATTAGAAAAAGATTGGGCTAACCCAAATGCGGTTATAGAATATAATCCAGAATTTGGAGAGCCACACTATCCACAACCAGCTCCTTTAACTAGTGAGTTTTATTATTTAATTGATAGGGTAGAAAAATATATAGATTTAAACTTTGGTATTCCAGAGTTATTACAAGGATTTAAAGACCAAGCTCCAGAGTCTGTTAGAGGTACAATGCTTTTATCAGAAATGGGTGAGTCTAGAGGAAAATCTAAGTTAAGAGATATTGAATCTTCACTTAGTCAAGTAGGTCAAGTTATATACAATATGGCTAAAGACCACTATAAATTCCAAAAAACATTTAGAGTTGTACAACCAAATAATGATATAACAGAGTTTACTGTTAATATGAGACTGTACGATGATAAATCTAATGAAATTGCTGCTCTTGAAAATGACATAGCATTAGGGCAACACGACATTAGAATAATATCAGGTTCAACTTTACCGAGCAACAAGGTGGCAGAATATAATATGTACCTTGATGCGTATAAGTTAGGGCTGGTAGATGACGTTGAGGTTTTGAAGAAAAGCGAAATCTTTGACAAAGAAGGTGTTCTTCAAAGAAAAGGACAAATGGCACAAATGCAACAGTACATATCACAGCTTGAAGGTCAAGTGAAAAAGCTCAGTGGTGATTTACAAACAGCTGAAAGAGAAACAGTCGGAGCTCGTAAAAGAGTTGAGACAGAGAAGTTTAAATCTCAGTTGAATGAAATACTCACAGATTCAAAGGGCAAAGAAAAACAAAAGATGATGGAACTTGGAAATTTGACAGACCAAATGGCTAGAAACTTTGAAGACGAAAAGAAAAACAACCCTGGTTCCGAGCAATAGCTAAATCAGGAGAGGAGAAAAAAAACAAATGGCAAAAGAACAAGAACAACAACAGGTTGAACAAAAAGACCCAATAACTGAATCTGTAGAAGTAGAAACTATTTCAGCAGAATCAGAACAATTATCTGAAGGTGTTGAAGCATCTGAAGAAGTAAATTGGGAAGCGGAAGCTAAAAAGTTTCAATCAATGTACGACAAAAAAACAGCAGAGCACGAAACTCTTAGAACTGAGTCGCAAGATTTAATTCAATTAAGAGATACGTTAAACTCTAGACCTGAAATAGTAGACGTCATTGAACAGCAACTTTCTGGAAAATCTGATGCGGGCAAAGAAAATGAGGAAAGTACAACCCCAGAAAATTTTGACCCTTGGGACGCCTATTACAAGCCAGAATCAGAATCTTACAAATTTAGAGTAAGTAATGAAAGAAAGCTTGTACACGAGACAGTAGATAACGAATTGGCTAGACTTAAAAGCGATATGGCGATGAATAATTTAAAAACAGAACTAGTAAGTAAGCACAACCTAGGGCAAGATGATGCTCAAGAGTTTTTACAGTTTGCAACTACACCTAAAGCTAACCTACCTATTGAAACCTTAATAAAGGTTTGGAAAGAAGGCAAAGGAGAAACTGCAAAACCTAATGAAAACAAAAAAGCTGTGCAAGCTGCTAAGTCTGTTCCTAAACCAGCTGGAGTACTTCAGGGCGGCGAACAGCCACAAGCCTCAGAAGGAGACCAGGTTTGGGATAGAATTATGAGCACCAGTCGTGGTGGAAGGTTAGCCAAATAACAATTTAGGAGACTAAAATGGCTATAAATGAAGGAATATTAAAAGCTTCCAACATTACAGCAGCTGCTAACTCAGCTGGTTACGGTCAAGCACCTGACCAGAGAAAACTTTATGATTTCTCTGACAGAGTTGCCGAACTAACACCGGAAGAGTCACCGTTTTTTACCTACCTAAGTAATGTTTCTAAAGTAGCAACAGATGATAATGTATTCCGTTTTCTTGAAAACAGAACACAAATCAACTATACTGCAAGAACATTTAACTTAGACGCAGACGTAAATGGCGGTTCCGCAGTTACTGCAGGAAGTGTTTATGCTTTCCAAGTTGATGACGGCTCAGGTGCCGCGGTTAAATTCCTTACTAAAGGAATGGTATTCGCAGTAGGTGTGTTAGATTCAACAGCGGGATATTCGCAAGCTCTAGTAAGAGTTGAGTCAGGTCCAGTCGCAGGTTCTGCTGATACTACCTTCCAAGGTAGAATCATTGAACTTTCTGATGTTACTACTTCTGGTTATAACGTTCTTTCTGACAACGATGCTTGCCAAATTATTGGTACATCATTTGAAGAAGGTACTGCATCACCAGATACATTTAGTGATACATTAGACGACGGGTTTGGTTTTACACAAATCTTTAAGACAGCGTGTGAATTAACAAATACAGCAATAGCAACACGTCACCGTGGCTATGCTAATGAGTTCGACAGAATTTGGGCTCAAAAATTACGTGAACATAAAATTGACATTGAAAGAGCTATGCTCTTCGGTCAAAAAGCTCGCGTAAATGGCGTTCAGTATACTGAAGGTCTAGTAGGAAACATTCTAAAGAATGTAACTCCAGTAACAGATGACTCTGCATTATCTTATGCTTCAGGCAAGGGATATTACAGAAGTTGTACAACTGCTGAGTTAACATACGATAGATTGCTATCAGACTTAGAAGTTATATTTGACCCAGCAAGAGGCGGAGCAAGTGAAAAACTTGTTATGGCTTCTTTACCGGTGATTTCTTACTTTAACAAAATGGGCGATGGTGCGTTTATTGATGCATCAGCAGGTTCAGCTGCCAATATGCCTTACAGAATAAATATGGATAACGTAGACGGTGCGTTCGGACACAAGTTAATGGAAATTAACACTGTGCACGGAAGTATGTTCTTAGTTAAACAACCTTTATTCAGAGGTATTGCAAGCGGTATGATGATGATGGCTGATATGAGTCAGTTAGCATACAGACCATTAGTGGGTAACGGTTTAAATCGTGATACTCAAATTATGACAAATGTACAAAGTGCAGATGAAGATTTGAGAAAAGATATGATTCTTACAGAAGCAGGTCTTGAAATTACATTACCAGAATCTCACGCTCTATATAACGTGGAGGGATTGTAAGATGAAATCAGACTACTTAAATAGTAATAGTGGTGTTAGTAACGTTGACCTTAAAATTGTTAAGGTTCACGCAGACTATGCTTTAACTAATGACCAAAGCGGTTCTTATGTTTTAGTAAACCCTACAGCAACAACAGAAATTGACTTACCAGCTTTAGCTAGTGTGTCACTTGGTTGGCATTGTTCTATTATCTTAACAGAAGATGGAGATGGCGCAGACCAAGCTATGAATCAAAAAGTTAACATTGACTTTGGTTCTGGAAATGATGTAGTAGGACATACAGTAGCAGTTGATGGCGACGCAGGCGATATTGCGGTTGATGGCGATGATTTCATTGCTTGTACTGCAGCAGCGACACCAGGAGACCGTTTTGACATCTTTACAGATGGCTCAAGATGGTATGTAAACGGATTAGTTGCAGATGCAAGTGAATGTCCGTTCGCAACAGCAGCTGGTTAATAACTAACAACAAATAGTAATTAGGTACTATGGAGTGGGTTTATTCCCACTCCGAAACCTATAAAGAATTTTAAAACTAATAGGAGAATAAAATGGCTGATTATAATACAATTACAAAAGTAATTATCAACGAAGTTAGTCCAGAAGCTAGCGATGTAGCAGGTTCTTTAGCTAAAGAAATAAATGACTACATTCAAAGTTTGGATAGTACTAACAACGCTATTGTTGATATACAAGCAGTAAGACTTGATAGAAGCAGAATTGCATATATTATTGTTTCAACTGGATAATAAATGAAATGTCAACATTGCAATAAGCCAAATCCAGAGGGAATGTTTAACTGCCCTTCTTGTGGTCAGAGAGCGGCGGCACCTAAATGGAATACAAACTTTGTTGTCAGGGAAAACAATCCTTGGGCAACAGCTATTAGAAAAGACCAGATTGATATAAGAACACTATCCCAAGAGGAAGGAACTAAAAAGCTCAAAGAAGGAGCAGATAAAACTTCCAGAAAGGGACCAATAAAAAGGATACTATAATGCCAATGGGTAAAGGAACTTATGGAAGTAAAAGAGGAAGACCAGCTAAAAAGAAAAACAAAGCTAAGAAGGGAATGAAACGTGCCGGCAAAAAAAAGAAAAAGTAAAAGACCGGGCTTGTATGCAAACATACACGCTAAACGTAAACGTATTAAAGCAGGTTCAGGAGAACGTATGAGAAAACGTGGAGCTAAAGGTGCTCCTACTAATGCTAATTTTAAAAGAGCTGCTAAAACTGCTAAGAAACGTCGTCGTAAGAAGAAGTAATGAGAAGACCTTCTTTTGGAACGCAAGTTAGAAAAACTAACGGAAAGAAAAAAACCAGACAAGGTATGAGTAAAAATACTAAATATGGAAATAAGATGAGTAATAAAAATTATACAAAAAAGTATAGAGGACAAGGTAGATAATGGCAACATTTCAAACACAAATAGAAGATTTAACAGGTTCTATTGGAGATACAACAGCTATAACTAGTTGGCTACAAGATGGAGCTAAACAAATTATTAGTTTTATACCTCAAGCAAGACTTGAAGATGTTGCTAGTAATTCTAATTTTACAGACAGTAAAGATATAGAGGGTATAAAAGTTTTATCTGTATTGAGAAAAGATGCTAGTAATAGTAATTACTATATGCCTTGTAGAAAATTACCACCAAGTAAAATGGGAATGGTACACGATTCTTCTAATATGGAATTTGCAACATCTAGCGACCCAGCTTATATAGTTCACAACGACTTGTTAAATACTTTTCCTCAAAGCGCAGCTTCAAATGACAGTCGTGTTGTGTTTATTAATTTAGATTTTTCTGCATTAACTTATGATGATAGTACAATAGCTAACTTCCCAGATGAAGCAGAACCTGGAGTAGTTTTGTATGCAGCAAGAAACGGCGTTGAAAGATTAATGAATGATATAAACCTTTCTGTTTCTGACTTATCTATATCTACTACTTTGCCAGTAGCACCAACATTAAGCACTGTAACTTATAGCGATGCAACAAATGCTGATGCAAGCGCTTCATCTATTTCAGCTATTACAGTAGCAAGTGTTAGTGACATTGACCCAACAGGTTCAGTTCCTACATACACAAAACCAACAGTAAGTTTAAGCTCTGTTGCTATATCAGATTTAAATATTTCTGCTAGTGCACCCTCATTGGGAACTATTTCAACTGTAACTTATGCAGACGCTATTAATCAAGGTTCTTTTGCAGAAGATATGTCTACAGTAACATTCGGCACTGTTCCTGCTAAAATAGACGTTAGTCAAGATGTTCCTTCGTATACAAAACCTACATTAAACTTAAGTAGCGTAGCTATATCAGATTTAAGTGTAAGTGCAAGCGCTCCTAGTATTCCAAGTATAGCAAGCGTTACATACACGAGTGCAACTAATCAATCAGGATTTGCTGAAGATATGTCGTCTGTAACATTTGGAAGTGTTCCTGATACAATAGATGTTTCTAGTGTAGTTCCTTCATATACAAAACCTACTATTAATTTAAGCAGTGTGGCTATATCAGATTTGAGCATAAGTGCAAGTGCGCCTAGTGCATTAAATATTGAAGCAGCTTCTGTAAGTTTTAGTGCAAGCACTCCTAATTTTGTTCCTCCAACATTATCTGTTGACACAACTCAGTTTGAAACATTTTTAGAAACAGATGAAGATGCAGAATTAGCTCAATTACAATTAGGTAGATTAAATAATGAGGTACAACAATACCAGGCTAATATACAAAAAGAAGTTGCTAGTTTTAATAGAGATGTTCAAGTTTATCAAGCTGAATTACAAAAGTCAATTAAAAATGCAGAACTAACATCTGCTTCTGAAGCACAACAAATGCAAGAGTATAGTAATGACATACAGTTATATGCACAAAATGTTAATAAGGAAGTACAACAATATCAACAAAACACGCAAAAAGAATTAACCCTATATCAAGCTAGAACAGGTGTAGAATTACAAGAATTTTCTCAAAATATACAGAATGAATTAAATGAGTTTAATAAAGAAAACTCAATATATCAAATAGAGTTTCAAGAAGCTTCTATAAAATTTGCTGCTGACCAACAAAAAGTTGTTGAACAAGCTAGGATTGATTTGGCAAAAGCCCAACAAGACGCACAGAATGCTACCAATGTTGACATTGCTAATAAAGCAGCAGACCAGGAGCTTAACCTTCAAAATGCTGTAAATGATATGCAAAAAATTGTTAATGATAATAGCAGTCTTTTGGCAAAGTTTCAACAAGAATTAGGATTGTATCAACAAAATGTAAATAAAGAGATAGCTGAATATCAGCAGAATACACAAAAAGAATTAACATTATACCAAGCAAGAACTGGTGTAGAACTTCAACAATATCAAACAGACATACAAAATGAATTAAATGAATTCAATAAAGAAAACACAAGATATCAAGCAAACGTTCAAGGACAAATACAAAAACACAATACCGATTTACAAAAATTATCTGAGCAAGCAAGAATTGATTTAGCGAAAGCACAACAAGATGCTCAAAATGCTACTAATGTAGATATAGCAAACAAAGCAAAAGACCAAGAGTTATCTTTACAAAATGCTATAAACAATATGCAAGAAATAATTAATAACAACAATAGTGTATTATCTAAGTTCCAACAAGAGTTAGGTCTATATGCACAGAACGTAGCAAAAGAAGTTCAAGAGTATCAACAAAATACTCAGAAAGAAATAACATTGTATCAGTCAAGAACAAATGTAGAGTTACAACAATACGGTCAAGATATACAAAACGAACTCAATGAGTTTAATAAAGACAATGTAAGGTATCAGGCAGAGATGCAAGACCAGATTGCTAAACATAATACTGCTTTACAAAGAGCTATTACGCAAGCACAGTTAGATGCAGCAGATGCTCAACAAGAAGCGCAACAAGCTACTCAAGTTTCTATAGCAAATAAAGCAGCAGACCAAGCTTTAGCATTACAAAACTCAGCACAAAATATGGCAGCTAAAATACAAGATAACAATGCTTTAATGGCAAAGTATGGAGTAGAATTGCAATCATACGCCTCTAACGTTAATAAAGAAGTTCAAGAGTATGCAAATAACTTACAAAAAGATACAGCTAAATATACTTGGTATCAACAGCAATATCAAATGATTGATGCACAATATAAAGAATTTTTACAGTCCTTACAAGGACAATTAAATAAACAATAACAAGGAAACATAATGGCAAACGAAATTAGAGTACAAACATCAGTTCAAATTGTTAACGATGTAAGTGTTGACAATGATGGTGGTGCAGCTGGAGATTACACAAACTATGCTTTAGATGTCTTTTCAGGACAAAGAAGTTGGGGCGGAAGCTACACTATGAATCAAGAATATAGCACATCAGACGTTGCTTACTGGAGTAATGTGGTTTGTTCAGCAAATGGTAGTGCAGATTTTTTAGACAACTCAGGTTGGACAGAAGCTTCTGATGTAACAGCAGGAACAATACCAGCTACAGCTCACGTTGTAGCAGTAGAATACGTTAGCGCACTTGGTTCACCAGGAACTATATCAGTTACAGTAAGCGGTGAAATATTTGCAGTATTAGACCCAGGTCAAGCAATAGTAATTCCTATGGAAATGGGAGAAGTTGTTGGTAGTGTGGGAATACACGCAGGCGCTTTTACTGACGGAACTCACGAAGCAACAGTTAATGTCTTAATAGCAGGCGTATAATATGTCTAAAACTAATTGGACTAAACAAGGAGTAAGGTCAAATAGTACCTGGACAGAGCAAAGTATTTCTCCAAGTTCATCTTGGACAGAACAAGCTTTATCTTCTATAGGTTCTATATGGGCAGAAGTTCTTACAGAGTTTTCTCTGTGGGCTTCTTTTAATATGGAATGGGAAGATTCTACTCAAAATTGGGAGGATTTTTAATGGCAGCTATAGAATTTAGCGTAAGAGAAATAGTAAGTAGAGTTAGGCAAGCAGTGCCTGAAGCTAGTGAAAACTATATAATAAACCTTATTAATCAAGGATTAATAGATATGGGTAAGTATAGTACTAAAATGGAATATGGTAAAACTAATCTTATTAACGACCAACTATGGTATGGTATAGATGATGACAGAGATATTACAATTAACAAAGTGTTTAAATGTAGTATATTAAATTCTGACGGAGAATATATAAGAATACCTAGGCTAGTTAATCAAGATATTAAATTAACAGATACGGAGTAAAAATGGCAGCAGTAACCAGTACATTTAAAGACCCTTCTGATTCATTTGTATGGTGGGTGGAAGGTGATAAGCTTGCAATAGCTACAACTGATGGAGATGGAGGTACTTCAGAAACAGCAGAAGGAAAGTTTAAAGCAGCTAGCATAGGTTCTGATACAGATTATGTTACTAACGGTCTTTTAATTTCATACTATGCAGAACCAGATAAAATAACTAGCATTACATCTACAATAGATTTAGATAACGTATTACAACCGTTGTTAATAGATTATGTGAAAGGACATCTTTTAATAGACGCAGCAGCTAAAGCTTCTGACCCTCAAAGCGCTGGTTTAAAAATGCAAATGGCACAACAGTTTTTAGGATTATATAAAGAAGGTATTAGAAAACACGGAATGAAAAAGAATGACAAAACAGGTGGTACTAGAGCTATAGTTCCAGCAAACTTAAGGTAAAAAATGGCGACATTAACAGGACAAAGAATAAAAGATAGCTATAAAGATTTATTACAAGTATCAAATAGTAACAGTGGAATAGACTCAACATTAAGGACAATATCAGATGGAGAAGCTACAGATAGTGTATTACAACTTAGCAGTGTTGCTGTTAATATATCCTCAGCAGGCGCGTTACAGTATGCTGGCGTTGCTATTACTTCTACAGCTGCTGAACTAAATATATTAGACGGAGCTACAATTACAGTAGCAGAACTTAACATACTAGACGGAGTTACTTCTACAGCAGCAGAATTAAATATTCTAGATGGAGTAACATCAACTGCAGCCGAGCTAAATGTATTAGACGGATATACTGGCAGCGTAACAGAATTAAACTATTTAGACACTTTACACGCTACAGGCGTAACTGCTACAGAGTTTGATTATCTAGACGGAGTTACTTCTAGTATACAAACACAGTTAGATTCTAAGATAAGTGCTACACTAACACAAGAACAAGTAGAAGATTTTGTTGGAGGTATGTTAGACGGTACAGAGACAGGTATTTCTGTTAGTTATGACGATACAAATGGTAACATAGATTTTGTTGTTACGAGTCAAACTGATGAAAACTTTACAACCGCAGACCATAGTAAGCTAGATGGTATAGAAGCTTCAGCTACAGCCGACCAAACTGCTTCAGAAATAAAAACTTTAGTTGGAAATGCAAGTGACTCTAATGTATTTACAGATGCAGACCATTCTAAATTAGATGGAATAGAAGCTAGCGCAGATGTAACAGATGCAACTAACGTAACTGCAGCTGGCGCTTTAATGGATTCTGAAGTTACTAATCTTTCTCTTGTAAAAGGTTTAACATCAGGTATATCTAATGGTAATGTTTTAGTTGCTAATTCATCAGTTGCTGATAATGATTTTTTAAAAATTGATGGAACATCTGTAGAAGGTAGAACTGCAGCCGAGATAAGAAGCGATTTAAATGTAGAAGATGGAGCTACAGCAGACCAAACAAACGCAGAGATTAGAACTGCCGTAGATGCAGCCTCAGATTCTAATGTATTTACAGATGATGACCATAGCAAGTTAAATGCTATTGAAGCAAGTGCTGATGTAACAGACACTGCAAATGTAACAAGTGCAGGTGCATTGATGGATAGCGAACTTACAAGTATTGCAGATGTAAAAGCTTTAGACCAGTCAGTAGTAAGTGGAGCAACACCTACATTTACAACTACTAATTTTACTGATGCTTCTAATAAAAGATTTATGACTGATGCTCAAGAAACTAAACTTGACTCAGTTGAGAGTAATGCAACGGCAGACCAAACTGCTGAAGAAATACAAGACATAGTTGGAGCTATGTTTACAACAACTAATACCGAAACTGGTATTACAGCAACATATCAAGACTCTACAGGAGATATAGATTTAGTTGTACAAACACTTAATCAAGATACAACTGGTAATGCAGCTACTGCAACTAAGATTGCATCTATTACTAATAGTGATATTGTACAACTAACAGACACACAAACTTTATCAAACAAAACCATAGCAAGTCCTACTTTTACTGGAGATGTAACCTTTAACGATGCTTCAACTCCACAATTAAAAATTAAAGACACTACAAACAATGTATTGTTGGATTTAAGAACTACTGACACTTTGGCTGCAATAGGAACAACTACGGATAGTCCTTTACATTTAAAACAAAATGGTGCATTTCACTTATCTATTAATTCAACTCAAATTATTCTTAATGCATCTGGAGAAGATAGAGATACTATTATAAAAGATGATAGTGGTACATCAGTATTTAAAGTAAATGCTGCAAATTCAGATGTAGATATAACAACCTTAGATGTATCTGGAGATGCAGACATTGACGGAACATTGGAAGCAGATGCTATTACGGTTGGAGGAACTGCTTTAAACACAGTTATTGCAGGAGTTACAGTAGCAAATGCAACATTAGCTGCAACTACAACAGTATCAAATAGCACAGCAAACACAAACTTTCCAGTTGTATTTCACGATGAATCAAATGCTTTATTAGATGACACAGGTGCATTAAGATATAATCCAAGTACAGGAACATTGTTAGTTCCTAATCTTTCTGTTGCTGGTACAACAACAACTGTAGATACAGTTACTATGCAAGCAGCAAATGCTATTATATTTGAAGGAGCAACTGCAGACGCACACGAAACAACATTATCTATTGTAGACCCAACAGCAGACCACACACAATACTTAATTAATCAAGGTGGGTATATTCCAGTATTAGCAGCAGCTACAACAACTGCTATTACTTCTACTCCTGCTGAACTTAATGTATTAGATGGAATTACTTCTACAACAGCAGAGCTTAATATCCTTGATGGAGTAACTGCTACTACTGCCGAACTAAACATAATGGACGGAGTAACAGCTACCACAGCAGAATTAAATGTTCTTGACGGATATACAGGAAGTGTTACAGAATTAAATTACTTAGATACTTTACACGCCACAGGCGTAACATCAACTGAATTTGATTACCTTGATGGCGTTACTTCTAACATACAAACACAATTAGATGCTAAAATTGAAGCTACATTAACTACTGAACAAGTGCAAGATATTGCAGGTCCATTAGTAGCATCAGGTGGTACAAAAACTGGAATTACTGTAACCTACGATGACACTAATAATAATATGGACTTTGTAGTTGGTACTCTAAACCAAGATACCACAGGTAATGCTGCTACAGCCACAGCTCTTGAAACAGCTAGAACAATACACGGTGTATCTTTTGATGGTACTGCTAATATAGATTTATCTGAAGTAGTACAAGATACAGCTGGAGGAATGTTTAGTAGTAACACTGAAACATTTATTACAGCCACTTATCAAGATGCTGATGGGACAGTAGACTTAGTTGTTCCTGTTAAAGATGAAGATAATTTCTCAAGTGATTCAGCTTCACATCTAGCAACTCAACAATCTATTAAAGCTTATGTAGACGGAGAAATTACATCAGCTGGTGCTGGCGATATTACAGCAGTTACTGCTGGTTCAGGATTAACTGGCGGTGCTACTACGGGTGCAGCAACTTTAAACATTGGAGCAGGTACTGGTATTGATGTAGCAACAGATGCTATATCAGTAGATGTATCTGACTTTATGAGTAACGGTAGCAACAATAGAGTATTAACTGCTACTGGTACAGATGCTATGAACGCAGAATCAACTCTTACTTGGAACGGTAGTGACTATTTAACTGTTCAATCAGCAGATGATTCTGAGGGTGGTATAAGACTTGAAAAATCTACAACTGACGGCTCACACACAAAATGGAGCATATCTCATAGAGACGATAACCAAAGTTTAATTATTTATTCTTACGACGGAACTACATTTAGAAACTGGATAACATTAGATGAGCCAAATGCTTTATTAAAATTAGGTAGTAATACTTCTAACCTAGTTACTATAAATAGCTCTGCACAGATTGCAGCAGCATCTTTAGATATATCAGGAGATGTAGATGTAGACGGCACACTTGAAACTGACGCTTTAACTATCAATGGAGTAACCTTAGCAGAAACAATTAGCGATACAGTAGGGGCAATGGTAGGAAGTAATACTGAAAGTGGTATTACTGTAGCTTACCAAGACGCAGACAATACTTTAGATTTTACTGTTGGTACTTTAAATCAAGACACTACTGGAAACGCAGCTACTGCAACTGCATTAGCAACAGCTAGAAATATCCACGGTGTTTCTTTTGACGGAACAGGAAACATAGACTTATCTGAGGTGATTCAAGATACAGTAGGAGCTATGTTCTCTTCTAATACAGAAACTAGAATTACTGCTACCTATCAAGACGGAGACGGTACAATAGATTTAGTTGTTGATGATTTAGATACTGATACACAATTAACAACAGAAAATGTTCAAGACATTGTTGGTGCTATGTTTGGTAGTAATACCGAGACAAGAATATCAGCTACATACCAAGACGGCGACGGAACTATTGACTTAGTTGTTGATGATATGACTGCTAATGATAACACCACTTATACTGGTGGAACAAATTTAACTTTATCTGGGACAACTTTTAATGTAGATGATGCTTTCTTAAAAAATAATGCTGATGACACAACAAGTGGTACTATAACTGCTGGTGGTTTTACTACATCTGGTAATATTGATGTAGACGGTACTGCAAATTTAGATAACACAGATATAGACGGAACTCTTAATGTTTCTGGTGTTTTTGATGTAGATGATATACACGGAAGAACTAATGATACAAATAGATTATCATTTGATGACGATACTCAATCAGGAATAGCAAATGGTGTATCGCTAACTGGGATAAATCATCTTTATTTATGTTGTGATGAATCAAACAATGGAACTGGAGCTGTTAAATTTTTTAAAGGAACTGACAACGATTTAGATAGTGGAACACGAGTTGAATTAGCACAATTTGACAATAGTGGTAATTTAAGTTTTAGAGAGGATAGCACTACTCAAACAAGATATATTCATATGCCAAGAGGTGGTGGTATTACTTTTTATGGAGATAAAAGTGTACATCACGGAATCTTTTCAAGAGATGACGGCAATTCGGCTGCAGATGACTTATTAATTTCATCTTATGGTGCAGTTTATATTGATTTAGATTCAAATGATAACAATACAAGTGGTGCAAGTTTTGAAATAGGAAGACACAATGCTGCTAATAGTCCTTTCTTTGTAGTAGACGGAGAAGACGGAGAAGTAACTCTTGCAAGTTTTGTTCTTGACGGTAATACTATTTCTGGTATTGATGATTCAGGCGAATTTACTAATGATGATAATCACATTATGACTTCTGCTGGAGTAGAGGATAAAATTTTAGGTTATGGTTATACAACTAACACTGGAGACATAACAGGAGTTACTGCTGGAACAGGACTTTCAGGTGGAGGCACTAGTAGTGGTGTTACACTTAATTTAGATGTAGGAGATTTAGGACTTGTAGGAAATGGAAGTTTAGATAGTGCTACTAATACTGAAGCAGAATATGCAGCATTGCCAGTTGGTTATGCTAAAATGATGCACTCTAATTTAGGTACTGATGAGGGTATGCCATTAGATAGTCAATATTTCTACTTTAAGAAAATTGCAAATAGAGATTCAGGTGGTGGTTGGGGAGCTATAGCTCTTGGATACAATAACAATGAACAATTTTATATAGGTAATACTACTGTAAGTAGTGCTTTTGCTACCTGGAGTAGAGTAGTAGTAGAAGATTCTAATGGTATAGCTACATCTCCAGTTCAAAAAATTACAAGTGGAGATGATTTTGCATTAGGAGAATTAACAAACAATCTCCGTATGAAAGGTAATAGTACTACTGGATTTAATTTTTTAAACAGCGGCAATGGTTGGGCACATTTAAATTGTGGTAATGTAGTAGCAGCAGGTTCAGTATCAATAGGTGGACACGCAATGGCTGATATTGACATTGGCTCAGAATTTACAGATACTGATGACCACTTAATGTCTTCTGGAGCAATTAAAGAAAAGATTGAAGACTATGGATATACAACTAATACGGGAGATATTACAGCAGTTACTGTAACTGCAGGAACTGGTTTGACAGGTGGTGGTGCTGCTAGTAGTGGAGCTTATAGTGAAACATTAAATGTAATTGGTGGAGATGGTATTACCGCCAATGCAAATGATGTTGCAATTACAGCTGCACAAACAACTATTACATCTGTTAAAAATGCTTCTCTTGTAGTTGGTAGAGATAGTCACAATGGTATACATTTCTCTACAGACAATGCAATTAAAGTAGAAGTTAACGATGTACAAGATGAGTTTAGATTTGCTTCTGGTGGTACTTTTCACGCAGACGCAGATATTATTGCTTACTCAAGTACAACTGCTTCTGATAAAAGACTTAAAGAAAATATTGAAGAATTACCTTATGGATTAGATGATGTAATGAAAATGAAACCAGTACAGTTTGATTGGAAAAAAGATGAAGCTAATGGCAAAGAAAGAGGTCACGATATTGGAGTTATTGCTCAGGAAATGGAAGAAATTGTACCTGAGGTAGTAAAAGAATATGAAGGACTACAAGGTAAAGATGATTTTAAAGCAGTAGACTATTCTAAGATAGTACCAGTATTAATTAAATCAATACAAGAATTAAAAGAAGAAATAGAGGAACTTAAGAAATGACTTTAACTGCATCAGGACAAATTAGTATGAACGATATTAATGGTGAGTTTGGTAGGAGTGGAACTACCGCTAACAGTTCATTAGAAGATTTATCTGACGGAACTGTAGCAACTATTAACACTGTTAATGATAGTGATGACAGACCAGATGGTAGTGCACCTCACGCTATGACTGAATTTTATAGTTATGACCACGATGCAGCAGCAGCTAATGCTTCTTTTGGTACTTGGAGTGATACAACAATTAGATTTGTAGGATTAAGTCCAGGTGGTAATATTGCTAATCACGCAGTTACTACCAATTCAATGTCAGATGCAAGTGGTACTATGAGTGTTACAAATTCTGTAACATCTGGAACAGCTAAAGGTAGTTTAAGAGTTGCCTTAGATGAAGATAGCGACCCTGGAGAAAATAGCAGTAATACTTTATTTGATAGTAAAATGAAAACACTTAATGGCGAGTATGTATTTAATAGTATTACTTTTACAGGAAGCTGTGTTGCTAATGCAAGATTTTGTTTTTTACCACACTCTGCAGTTACTGAAAGTACTATGAGAGATATAACATTTACAAATAACAACACTTCTAATACTACAATGACTGTACAAACAAGTGTTACGAGTTTTGGTGGATTTTGTGTTGGTGAAGTTGTACCAGTAAATTGTAAAGATTATTACAAACATATATCTGAATTAGAAGTAGGTGATATGGTAATGTCTTACAACTTTGAAACAAATTCTGTTGAAGAGGTAGAGATACTTAAAATAGAAAAACCAAATCATAGTAATTTAGTAACTTATATTTTTGAAGGAATGGAAGATATACAATACAAACATACTACATCAAGTCCTACTGAAAAAGTTGTTACTATAAACAGAGGGATAACTATTACAAAAGACCACCCTATGTACAAAGAAGATGGAACTATGGTTTGTTTAGACCCAGCAAAAGCAAAAGAGTTATACAATTTAGACGCACAAGAAGTGCAAAAAGATGATGTTATAAGATTTATGGATACAACAAGAAAAGTAATTAAGTATTTAGATTCACCAGATGAACAAGAGACTTATACAATATTAACAAAAAACAACAACTTTTACGCGGGAGGCGTATTAGTACATTCAGAAATAGGAGAATAAAGTGGCAGAACTGAGTAAAGACAGTAAATTTACATTTAGTATAGAAACATTAATATCATTAGCAACTACATTAGTTTTGGTAGTAGGTATGTGGTTTACACTACAAGCAGATATTAAAGAAGCAAAAGAATTACCTGAACCTCCAATAGGCAGAACTGAGTACGACTTAAAAGACCAGATGATTAGAAATACAATCATTGAAACTGAAAAAGATGTACAGGAAATTAAAGAAGAACAAAAAGAAATGCGTACAGATGTTAAAAACATTGA